GAACCAGGCGGGTTCTAATGTCCAGGGAAGCAACTGTGTGGCGATTGGGGTCGGGGCAGGTTCTAATGTCCAGGGAAGCAGCAGCGTGGCGATTGGGGACCAGGCGGGGTATGACCAGCAGAGTTCCAACTGTGTGGCGATTGGGAACCTGGTGGGTAGAACGTCCCAGGGATTCGACAGCGTGGCGATTGGGAACCAGGCGGGGTATAACCTTCAGGGATTTAGCAGCGTGGCGATTGGGGACCAGGCGGGGTCAACGTCCCAGGGACCCTACAACGTGGCGATTGGGCGCCAGGCGGGGTATAACCTTCAGGGATACAGAAGCCTGGCGATTGGGTACCAGGCGGGGTCAACGTCCCAGGGAATCGGAAGCGTGGCGATTGGGTACCAGGCGGGTCTAACGACCCAGGGAAGCAACAGCGTGGCGATTGGGGACGCGGCGGGTCTAACGTCCCAGGGATACACAAGCGTGGCGATTGGGCGCCAGGCGGGTGAAACGTCCCAGGGAAGCTACGGCGTGGCGATTGGGTACGATGCGGGTCGAACGTCCCAGGAAATCAACAGCGTGGCGATTGGGTTCCAGGCGGGGTCAGCGTCCCAGGGAAGCCACAGTGTGGCGATTGGGGACCAGGCGGGTGAAACGTCCCAGGGAAGCTACGGCGTGGCGATTGGGTACGCGGCGGGTCGATCGAATCAGCATAATAATACCATTGTTCTAAATGCAACTGGTGCTGCTCTTAGTACTTCTTCCAGTAGTAGGTTTTACATAAGACCAATTCGCAACGTGGCGACGAACGATTTTTTATATTATGATCCGAGTAGCGGAGAAGTAACTTTTGCTAGTACATCCGACAGGCGCATGAAGCGGAATCTCCAACTTGCCAATTATTCGGCGGTCGACGAAATATCAAAATTAAAAGTATATACGTTCGAAGAAAAGGACAATGGCATTCATCCAGCCAACGAAAACACTGTGTGGACTCCAAGTGTGGGTGTCCTATCTCAAGAACTTTACAAATACGCGCCAACGATGCGACACACGATACACATTCCGGAGGACGTGGGCGACATCGATTCATTCGTGCCACCGGAAGATCCAAATGATCCTACGGTGGACTGGAGCGTCTGGGGAACCGAAACTGCTGGGATTGATCACATGAGATTGGTGCCTCACACCATGAAAGCTATTCAGGAACTCAACCAAGAGATTATTAATTTAAAGGCTAGAATTACTGAATTAGAAAATGCGAGTGCTCCTGGTCAGTAATGCATCTCCCTTTGAGTGCGTAAAAACGGGGTACGCGGTACAAATACGCCATCTTATACGTATGATTTTGAATAGGGGTCATTCAGTCACACATGTAACATGGAATATGCACATAGGTGGTGGAAGACAGATGACTTTTAATGAAGTCGCTGCATATCCGGAATTCAAACGATATGTGTCTGATATTTATTCTATAAATCTTTTGGATAATCCCAATGTTCGTTTGATGTTCTGTCCACATTCAGACTTGCGCGCTGAGATCCGTTGTTCTGAAATAAATGAAATGATAAACGTCACGAATTCGGACCATGTATTTTTTATTATGGACTGTCAAAAACTTATATTTAATGAGAATGAAAAGTTCAATTGTAAATCACATATATGGCTACCAATCCACTATGATCCAATTGAAAGATACAGCGTTCATGTTCTAAGTCACTTTGACCACATCATCCCTCTTAGTCCTTCCACCGAAAGGATTGTACTAAAACATATTGGACATTCAGAAAAATGCATCCCCCATGTAATTCATTTCCGAACACCTATACTAGATTATGTTACAAAGGAGCAAATAAGGGAAGAATTCGGAATACCCAAGAACAAATGGATTTTATTAACCGTTGCTGGTAATTACGAACCAACTGGAAGAAAATCATTTGACACCACGATGGTGGCATTTAAAAAGTTTCTCGACAATCATCCAGATGCTGTTCTTTGGTTACATGCTCAACATGAAGATACTGGACCACCTGCATATGATTTATTTGGAATGGCCGCCGATTTAAACATACCAAAACAATCGCTTATCATTACACAAACTTCTTTGGATGAAACGACGTTTCAAAAAATTTACAAGGTTGCTGATGCGTATATTTGTGGTTCTCGCGCAGAGGGGTTCGGGGTTCCTCAACTTGAGGCTCAGTATTATGGTTTGCCGGTGGTAGCCACTAAATTTGGAGCCATGGAAGACTATTGTTGGCACGGGGTCTGTGCCGAACCCGCCCAGGTAAGTTACAATCAAATGCAAAGTGCCTGGTGGGTGATGCCTAGTATAAAAAACATAGCGGATGCCCTTGAAAAAATTTACAATGGCGAATTGACCACGACAAGTGAAGAAGCGACTGAACGTGTAAGAAACGAAATGTCATTTGAGACCGTGTCTAAGAAGATCATGGATCATCTTGAAAGCTCGACAAATCTTTCTTAAATTCTGAATACAAAAGATCATAAATATTTCCGGTGGGTGATTCGTCATATTTCAGTGTAATATGTTTAGATTCTATCGTTGGTTTTTCTGCTTCTTTGGCTTCCTTTGAAACCCATATGTTAAAGTTTCCAGAAAGAATATAAGTTTTCTTACTCATTGTAGCTATTTGAGGGGGTGTATCATCTGTGTAATATAGTTTATTATTTTCTGTTTGACTTCTAACATCAACATGTGTGTCAAGAGAAGCATAATAACTATCAATTGCGATTCCGTTTTTTAAAACCAGCGAATCATTCACTATGACGCCCATATTTATATTATTAGTGATTTTATTTTAAAGAAAAAATGCGCGTTCTAGACAGATGATCTATCCTACCACAAAATGTCACTGGTGTGGTGTACCTTTGCAGTGGACCAGTCGATATGATTTCGTGACCTATGCCTTTGAGTATTTTCAGATCGAGTACAGGATTCCCTTGGAGCGGATGTCTAGGGTGTATCACAAGGGCAGATCGAGTTCCAGGAAGAATGTATGCTACGCCTGCTTCAAATTGAATCTGAATAACATTCATCAGAGGGAGATCACGGGCAGGTGCAAATTCGAGAGACATAGGGGCGTCGACATCACCGACATGGTTGGCATCTTCATGTTCAAACTTTTCAACCAGTCATGGAGGCACAAAAGGTACATCGAGTTCATGTGGCTCCAAAACCACACCTTCGATGCCTTCCTGGATTACATCTACACGCGCGACATTTTGTTATCGTCAGAGCACAACGAAGACGAGATTGAATACTACTATGAGGACATGGTTCGTTCGCACTTTGATGTTCCGGCACATTTTGAGGCAACCTGGGATGACGATGAGAATATAATTAATTTTAATTTAAACAACACGAGCACCATTATCGTAAATGCACATCCTGTTATCGAGTAATGGCACGCCATTTAATGGTGCCAAGGGTGGCTACCCTAGTCAGCTCAAGCACCTCATCAAGATGTTCTTGGATCGTGGACATACGGTCACAATGATCATATGGTCCCTATGTGGGGTAAAGCACACTGGTGTACTTTCATTTAGAGATCTTGTCAACGCGAATATTCTTCCGAATGAAACCCGCGATCCTTGGTCCCAGGCGCTGTTGGATCGCCCCGGTGTGAGTTTCATTTTGGGGCCCTATGAAAAGTTTCCATGTGTCATTAAAATTACCGACATCAACGAGTACATAAAACGCACCAACGCTGGAGCCGTCTTATTCCTCCAGGACATCTTCCTGCTTGACACCTCTACTCAGGAACAGATCGCATGTCCTTCGTATCTATGGTTTCCTTTGCACTATGAACCCATAGACGAACCTACGGTCAAGGCTCTTGGAAAGATACAAACAATCATTTCATTGTGCATGTCCACACGCGAAAGGATAATAAAACAGATGGGGCGAGAAAGTCACGTCGTGCCTCACATAGTGGAATTTCAGACACAGTTGCCTTCAGAAGATACCAAGGAGAAAATTCGCAAGGACTTTGGGATAGATGACCGCTATGTGGTTCTTACCGTGGCTGGAAACTATGAACAGAGTGGGCGAAAGTCTATCGACACGACCCTTTTGGCGTTCAAAGAATTTCAGAGAGAACATCCCGAAGCACTCCTTTGGATTCACGCGCCGACGTTAAACCACACAAGAGTTTATGATGTCCCTTTGATGGTAAGAACCCTTGGAATTCCAGAAACCTCCATCAAGATTACCGAAACAACTCTGGATGAGACCACTCTCCAGAAGATGTACAAATGTGCTGACATGTATCTGTGTGGATCATGCTCAGAAGGGTTTGGCATTCCACAGCTGGAAGCTCAGTACTTTGGCATTCCGGTGGTCACGACGCAATTCGGTGCCATGCACGACTATTGTCTATATGGAATTTCCGTTCCTCCAATTCAGCGACGATTCAATCACATGCAGAATGCGTGGTGGGTCATGCCTAGTGTCCAAGGCACGGTCGAGGCAATGGAAAAGATCTATCAGGGCGAGCTGGAAGATAAGTCCGAATGGGTTGAACAAGAGGTTCGGCGCATCACCAGTTACGAAACCGTACGTAATTCCATTCTCGGCATAATAGAGAAAAAATAAAGATGGTTCATAATAGAATATGGAACAGACTCCATTCAAAGCTGTGTTTACCAAAAAATCCAATTTTGTTACACAAAGTTTCGACACGGATCCTTTGACTATTGACTATGGTGGAGAAAGTAAATTTCTGATTCCACGACATGGCGACTTTATCACTAAAATGTACTTACTTATTGATTATACAAGTTCGGTGAGTTCTAATGTAAATCACGCACTGGCTATGATAGATCATATATCATTGATTATAGGCGGGACAACAATTCAACAAGAGAGTGGCGAAACGCTTAATCTTAGGTTGAATGTCGAAACCCAAGAAAAAGAAACTTTCTCGGTGGTTCAACTGTTCAGGATGTTGGGCGGCGGTCCGGGATATCCATTCACAGATGAAAACCAATACCCACGAACTTACCGTCTTCAAGTGCCGTTACAGTTTTGGTTTCAAGGAATTCCAGATTTGGCAATACCATTGGCAGCACTACGTTATCAAGAAGTTGAGGTCGAGGTGGGTCTCAGAAATTCCGCAAGGTGGGGTGGGGTTGATTCTGGTGTAACGAGTTCCGAGGTACGTCTAAGGACTGAGTATGGCTATGCTCAAGATGAAGTAATCAAGGCGATGATGAGTAGACCTTTATTATTTCCAGTTGAACAATTTCAAATGGAAGAAATGGAATACACTGGAGATACTTCATTCACATTGAAACCGGAATTTGTGAATCCGGTCAAGGCAGTTTTTGCTTTGTTCAAGGACACCACAACAGACACAACGAATATATTTGATTATTCACGCAACGACAATTCTAGTGTGGATGCAAACGATTTTTTAACCTCGATGGAGATCGTATTGGACAACGAGGTGCTTATGCCTAAGGAAATTGGAACATTTGAAATGTATCGGGGTTTTCAGTATTATTCGCATTTTATAGGTTCAGCACAGAACATCATTAAATCGTCAAATCGTTACTGTGGTTTCATGTACCCTCTCGCATTTTGCAAGGATCCTATGAATAGAACCATTCCAAATGGATCCATAAACTTTTCGACTATTCTAAATCCTTTGTTCAACGTGGAAGCCAAAGGAAAAAGTTCAAATATCATTCGTTTTCGTTTGTACGCACTCTCGATAAATTTGCTTTATATCGAGAATGGTATAGCACGACTTTTGTTTACAGGTTCGGAGATTACACTTCCTCGATTTCCTTGAATTCTGCGAAGGAAACTTTGTTGTCACCGTCTTTATCATAAGTACTCACGTCAAATTCAATAGCCTCTATGAAACCAGAAGCGTCTACATCCAGACTATTGAACTTGCCCTCGACGACTCCAACGACGGTGTCATAGTCTATCACATCTGCCGAACCATTTTCAACCACAAGTGTATTTGTAGAAAGATAATACGTTGTTAAAATAAATTGCGATGGAAGTATCAATAATGAATTTATATTTAATCTTGAATCTGGCGAAATCTTGATGTACCCCTGATTTGAACCGTTCCAAGGTTCAAAGCGCATCATATAAGGATTTGAAAGATTTTCCTCGCTTGTGTAAGAAGTGGCTGGGATACCCACATGAGCTGTATTGGTTCTGAGATATCCACCGGTGTTCATATTGAGAGACAACAGTGCATTCGTGGTCCGATCGAGACCTACACTAGTATTCAAAATAATTTTTTGATCGGTTATTGTGTAGTTGTTGGTCGACGTTGCAAATATTCTCCTCCATAGATCGTATTCAGGTGCTAAAACGGTAAAAAACATTTCAATCGAAGAACTCTGTGGACGCGGTGCGCGGAATTCATAGTCTCCTACGACCACCTGAAGAGGCTGTTCCGAGAATGAATATCCATAGAAACTTCCATCATTGTAGTAATCATGAAGATATGCCTGTAGTTCCTGAAGGAAAAGGGGTTTTCTTAGTTCATTTCTGTCTGTCTTATTCAATGTAGTAATTCTCGCATTGATAAGTGAGGTGAAGAAATATGGATTATATCCGGCGATGGCATTCTTGAATGTCCAGAATATTGCGCGACACGAGTAAGCACTGTTGAAAAAATACCTATAGAATGTACCAACAACTGAACCTGGAATTTGGACATCTTCTGCTGTCACCTTTTCGATTGGATATTCTTGGCGCGTGGAACGCAACATGAAACGTTCACTCGGTGTCAATGTGACTTCTTCTGTGACGAACATGAAGTCAGTGAGATCGGCGCCAGACGCAAACCCATTTGTATCGCTGACTATATCGGCAAGAGGGAGGAATTGGATCACCAATGTAATTTCAGAATTGTGCATTGCACATAAAGGCAACGGTGCACGAAAGGATTTGGTGTCAGCCTTGGAATCCACATAGTGATTGTTGAAGAAAAATGGAATTGGAAAGAACAATCTTTGAGACGTATCGTTGGCTTTCAATACCGGTTGAGTATTGTATTTGGCACCGAGGTTGAATGAAACATTGAGCGTGTTTTCACGATCCTGTTCACTGGAATACATTGATTCATAGATGGACAACCATTCCCCTCTTAGCGTCTGAATCGTTTTTCCATTCACGATGAGATCCACCTTTTTGATCAACGAAAGGCCGAGGTTCTTCAGGCATGTGGGCGTTTCAGACGTCGTGGGAAAATTAAACTTCAACATGAGACCGGTAAGAAGGTCGCCCATATCTTGGGGTCTAAACGTGTATCGTATCTCTTCACCCAAGAATGTGGTTGACGCCGGTCTATAAAACCTGTAAAAAAGAGTCGCCTGAGAATACTCCTTGTAATTGTACTCCCTCTTTGAGTTAAAGTCGTACAAGAATTGGTCTTGTTGTCCCACGCCACTCAAGCCGGTTAGAGCACCAATACCCGTGTCGCCACGAAATCCAACTGGAGGCTTCTGCATGTTCCTCTCTTAAAGAAAAGCGACATTTTAAAAAATAATAATGAGTCGCGAGGAACAGATGATAGAGGCGGCGATGAATGCCATTCAGCCCGTTCTGGAGAACTCTGTGATTGTGGCCGCAGAATACTGCAAGGCCACCGGCAGGAACATTGTGACGGCACTGGACATGGAATACGGTATGAAGTGGTGTGCCATGAATGTCACTGGGAGGGTCTTTGGATCCATCCTGCCAGACGAGGAAACGGACAGCGACGAGGACGACATGGTCGTTCAGGAATCCGAGATGGGATTCGATGACGAATTCCGCGAGTACGAAGGGGACGACGAACGCTATCTCAGTGTCAACCAGGCGGTCCGCGAGTGGGCAGACTGGGAACCCGAAACCCCTGCTGAAATCATGTTGAAGAATGCGATAAATTCAAGAATATAATTAGTAGCACGTCTGGTAGAACCAATGGAAGGTTATGAATATGACCCAGACGAGTATGCCACAATTTCCAGTGAGACCGAGTCTGAAAAATCATTGGTCCCACTGGAACATGAAGAGAGTGTTCAGATTTTGAAACCCCAGGTTGAGTACTCGGAACTGGATGACGTATTCAGTGAGGAGCTGGATGACCTTGACCTCCGTGATTTCTTCATTGAAAAAAAGCAATCTAATAGTAGAGTATGTCAAGTTACGACATCGTTATCGACAGTTCAACCAGAAAAGACAGAGCCACAACCGATGCTAACGACTTCGTCAGCTATCTCAGCACACCCCTTTATGGAGTCCAATCCATGAACTTTGTGAGCGCGTCAATTCCATACATCAGTACGGCCAGCACGAATTCGAATGTTCATGCTTACTACGTTGTCTTGGAAGTTCCGAACTACGGGATTTTGACTGATAGGATTTACACCGTGGATAATCCACCGGAGGGTGGCGATACAAACCTGAATTTTGCCTACACCGGAACACTTATTACGCCACAGGTCACCAATCCTCAATCCAATAATTACGTGATGAGTTCGATGAATGACAAGTTCAGTGTTCAAAAGACGGTGCCGGTCATGGAAGCGATCAAGGTGTCTATCTATTATTATGACACGAGTGACAGTACGTTCAAGTTGTACCCATTCACGAGCACCGGGGCGTCCACCGAAGAGTTTGTTCTCAAGTTGAATGTCCAAGCCACCAAAGATAAACGATTCGCCACCAAGCAGCAGGACGAGGATGACAAGCGCCTCGAACCTAACATCGCACCGCCGGTGACACCAGGGTCGGAGAATACATTCGCACGCAAGTTGATTAACTACTACCGATCAGCCACCCGTAACAAATTGAATCCAGAAGAACCCACGGAACCCGTCGGAGCCCTGTTGCCCCGCAGAGAGTTCATGGGAGTTCCCACCAAGTATGCCCAGATCCTGATTCCGATCGCGGTCGTTCTTTTAGTGCTCGCTATTCTCTTGGCTAAGTAATAATGGCTAGGTCATCCTACACGACGCTCGGTCTCCCAGATTTCAACTACGAATACCATACTATTTCGTTCGATACACTGGATCAAACGAGTTCAAATAACTTTACTGTGTACTTCAATACACCTTTGAAACAGGTGGTTCAAGCACGTCTGTTGGGTCTCCACGTCCACACCCGTGGATCTGTGGAACACCTCTATATGCGAATCCGCGAATTGGAATCCAACTTCAATGACCGACTCACCAAGGACCCGCCGTCTGTTACAGCAGTTTCACCGGTTCAGTCCATTGCCCGTGGTGCTTTTGGGTCAATTATTAGCGACAATGATCAGGGTTCGTCATCTGACCAGCTGATTATTTTCAAAGACAACTACGATCAAATTACTCAATTTATTCATCCTATAGAACATTTGGACAGGTTGACTGTGAAGTTATATAACCAGAATGGGGCTCTCATCCCAGTTCCACATGGCGGTGCTGAGGTCAATCACTTCATCATCAAGTTTGTATGCCGTTCACCCAACCTTCCAGGGAGGCAGACGCTTCCATGGGTTCAGTCTAAGGCTGGCATTTAGATGTCGTCCTCCTCGACCACCTTGACCGTCCACTCCTGATTGGGTTGCTCTTTGATTAACTTGTCCAGACGCATCTTGGTGGCCTTGACCGTTCGCTTAACATGTTCGGCCAGTTCCTCTATCTTCTTGTCTTTGTTCTTCAGGAGCCACTCTTCATCCTCGTTAGACCACCGACCCGATTTCAGGGTCGAATGTTCCTTGGCGATCTCGAGAGCCATCTTCTTCACCTTGGTGAGTTGCCCCTCGAGACCTTCAATCTCCTTGATAAGATCATCGATCGTAGGCTTGGGTGCCGGTAACAGTTCTTGGTGACCATGCTCGCGATGCCAAAGGACCTTATCCCAGAATGCCTTCATGATAGGCACGTTGGTCGCCCACCACTCGCGGTCCCGTGGAATCTCCACGCAGACGAACTCAGCAGGCTTGGGGTAGGTGATTTCGGCAGGTCGATATTGCACAAAGTCACAGACTTCCAACTCGAGGCATTCCATGAGCACCTGAACTTGTGCATAGTAGTATTCGGGTGGTGTTCCGTCACCAATGGCTCGTGACCTTGGACACTTGATCTCTAAAAGTCTTCCGCTATATGTGATGCCATCGGGTGATCCACCGATCCAGTCGAGGGTGTGGTGGGGTTCCAAACCAATCTCAAAGACCTGTTGATTGTGGCGTTGTTCGTAGATCTGCCGGGCTTCATCTTCGTACTTCTGCCCGTGCTTAGTCGCCCAGTCGTTGAAGGGTTCACTGACGCCACACTTTTTCAGAATCAACTTCTCGGGTTTTTCGTAGGGATTCACACCTATCGCCGTACCGGCATCGGATGCCGTGAGCATCGTGCCCCTCATCTTGAACCACGCATCGGAACGTTGTTCAGGATAAGTCTTGTTGAAAAACTTCTCCGCTTGGGGATGCATACTAGTTAGCATAGGGCTCTAATGTTTAAGTGGAGGACTTGGTCGGGGTCTTCTTCTTGCGTGACTTCTTGGGTTTTTCTTCTTCCTGAATAACTTTTTCAACTTCGGTGACGGCAGCTGCTGCGACCTCGACAACCTCGGGGACCGGTTCCGGCTCGGGTTCCTCCTTGACCACCACGGGCTCTGGAACCGGTTCCGGCTCGGGCTCCTCCTTGACCACCACGGGCTCTGGAACCGGCTCCGCAGAAAGCATCAATCGAAGACCCTCGACGTCCACGACCTTTTCAAAGTGCTTAGCGAACTCCCTGAAAACACCGTTGCCACGCTTCTCCACGACAACCACATCGGGTCCGAAAGCCTTCACGTCTGAGATGGACTTCACGGGAAATCCTGTAGGGACATCCACGATCACATTACCTGACTTGCGACCCCACGCACGAATCTCATGACCTGCACACATCTCATTGACTGTCTTGGAAATAGGATTGATAAGGGCGACCTTCATTATTACTTTCTGTGGACATTTTTAATCATGGCATTGGGGCGTTTGGATGGAACCAGTCTCTTTTCAAGTTTCTCCTCGAGACGTTTCAGGGTAAAGTAGGCACCGGCCTGCTCGGCTTCCTTCTTAGTGGAACCCTTACCGGTCCCCCACTGATGTCCCTGGACGTAGACACCCACTCTGAACTTGGTGGCGTCCACGTGATCTAACTGACGATACTCTGGCAAATCCCACTTCTGAGCCTGACAGACTCGCATCAGGATGTCCTTGTAGTTGTCATCTACCATCAGCCTGTCCAAACGGATGAGGTCTGGGTTATCCAGGACACCCAGGACGAACTTCTTGGCTTCGATCATCCCGAGATCCAAGTAGATGGCGCCCACAAATGCCTCAAAGACATCTTCAAGAATCTTTGGATTATTGTTCCATCCATTTCTCATCCCCTTTTCATCCATCTGAACCCAGTTGTGAAATCCTAGTTTGGCAGACACATCCGCCAGCGTCTTTCCACAGACGATCTTTGTTCTCGCACGAGTTAGAAATCCCTCCTGCAGATTCTCGTACCTATCGAACAAGTACTTGGTGACAATAAAGCCCAACACGGAGTCGCCCATAAATTCCAATGTTTCATAGGAACCCTCGA